TTCAACGATTTTTAATTTTTTTTGTTCTACTTTCGTTCTTTTTAGTGTCCGGATGCTCAAAAAATGTTAAAAATTGCGAAATTAAGCCAGATTTAGAGCGAATCGGCGAATCAGCGTTAGAAAATAGAGATAATTTGACGGAAACTGAATTACGAGCTATGAAAATGAGTTGTGGATTTTAATATAAATAGTAATATAATGAAAAATTGTTCAAATTGCGGACATGAGTGTCATTGTGGCACAACTTGTTATCAGGATTATAAAGATGGCGACGGAAAAGATGTTGTTATCAATTGTTGTTCTAATTGCAGACATGAATCGTATGTTGATGAAGAAAAATATAACATAGAAAGTTAATTATGCCAAAAATGAGATTATTTAAGTTTTGGAACGCAGATGGCGTTGAAAAAGAAAAAGAAGAAATCAGTTTAAAAAAGGCTGTTAGAGCCGTACAAGGTGATTTTAAAGATAATGAGATAAGTGTGGAATATATCAGTAAAAAAGGTAAAGAGATGTGTCATTCAATTATAATACCAATAGGTAGAAAATTAAGACAATCAATCTTACAAGAAAAACGAAGATTAGCATTAAAAGAAAAAATGGCTAGATAGATGTATGGTAAGTTTACTATTCTTAAAGATAAGAGAATATTAAAGTTTACAAACTTTGATGACATACCTTTATCGTTCAATCAGTTAATATCTTTTGAACCTGAATATCCAGAACCACCTCATACAGAGGAACAACACGAAGAAATGTCAACATATCAAGCTAAATTACAGGAGTTATTAAATCGTGCCAGCGGTAACTAGAATAGGTGACGCAGATGTGGCTCATTGTTCAGGAATGACAAGAGCGGCCGGTTCACCAAATGTATTTGTAAATGGTATTGGCATATCTCGTCAAGGAGATAACAATACAGGTCATTTATTGCCTGGTGTACCTTGTCCAAGTCATTCAGCACCCATAGCTTCAGGTTCATCAACAGTCTTTGTAAATGGAAAAGGTTGTGGTAGAGTTGGTGACGGAATATCAGGTTGTACTAGCGTAGCTGCCGGTTCTCCTAATGTTTTCTCAGGTTAATTTAAAAAACCTGTATAAATATTACCGATATGGCAAACTATGACGCTTCAAACACTAATAAAAGTAAAAAGTCAGTCAGGACTTATGTAGACCTTGACTTAAATTTTACACGACATCCTGTTACCAATGATGTGGTAAAAATTGAAGATGTTGACGCAGTAAAAAGAAGTGTTAGAAATTTAATTAATACACAATTTTATGAAAGGCCTTTTCATCCAGAAATGGGTTGTGGTGTTAGAGATTTACTTTTTGAAAACTATACACCAATGACAGGTATTTTTATTAGAAGAAAGATTGAAGAAGTATTGACTAATTATGAGCCAAGAGCAAATGTTTCATCAATAGGTGTAAATGAACAACCTGATAGAAACGGAATAGATGTAGTAGTAAATTTTTATGTGTTGAATTTACCAAATCCGGTTTCTGTCACAACAACACTACAAAGAATTAGGTAAGTAAATGGCGTCCAATAAACTAACAGTATCAGATTTTGATTTTGATAATGTCAAAGCAAATTTAAAAACTTTTTTACAAGGTCAATCAGAGTTCCAAGATTACGATTTTGAAGGTTCTGGTTTTGCCATTCTTTTAGACACACTAGCTTACAACACACACTATCTAGGTTTCAATGCTAATATGTTAGCAAATGAAATGTACCTAGACTCAGCAGACATTAGAAAAAATATTGTTTCATTGGCTAAGATGTTAGGTTATACACCAACATCATGTAGAGCTTCTAACGCAGTTTTATCCGTAAAAGTAAATAATGTTCCTGCTACAACAACATCACTAACAATGGATAAGGGAACAGTTTACACAACATCAATTGGTGGACAGTCTTATCAGTTTGTAACAAATCAATCATACACAATTCAACCTAACGCTGGCGTCTATCAATTTGATAATGTGAATGTGTATGAGGGAACTTTAGTTACATTTAAATATACAGTTAATACAAATGATGTTGACCAAAAATTTATTATCCCAGCTGCTAATGCAGATACATCAACTTTAAAAGTTTCAGTACAAACTTCATCAAGCGATACAACAACAGAGGTTTATAGTATTGCAAATAGTTATTCAGGTTTAACACCCACAACTAAATCATATTTTTTACAAGAGGGTGACGATAATAGATTTGAAGTTTATTTTGGTGATGGTCAATTAGGTAAAAAACCAGTTAACGGAAATATTATTATATTAGAATATATTGTAACAAACAAAACTGAAGGAAACGGCGCAAGTTCATTTGTTCTTTCAGGTGATATTGATGGTTTTTCAGATGTAACAGTTTCTACAACTTCAAATGCAGCTAACGGTTCAGAACCACAAACAAAAGAATCAATTAGATATAATGCACCTTTACAATACACAGCTCAAGACAGAGCGGTTACTTCAAAAGATTACGAAACAATTGTTAAGTCGGTTTATCCAAATGCACAATCAGTTAGTGCATGGGGTGGTGAAGATGATGAAACGCCACAATACGGTGTTGTGAAGATTGCAATTAAACCAATCGAGGGTTCTTCACTTTCTACATCTACAAAAGAAACAATTAAAGCGCAGTTAAAAAATTACAATGTAGTATCAGTAAGACCAGAAATTGTGGATCCAGAAACTACAACTATTCTTTTAACTTCAAATGTTAAATATAGTGAAGCTACAACTTCAAAAACTGCTGATACTTTAAAATCAAATATCATTACAACATTAACAAACTATAATACAAACACATTAAATCAATTTGATGGCGTATTCAGATATTCTAAAATTATAGGTTTAATTGATAATACAGATACAAGTATTGTTTCAAATATTACTACATTAAAAATTAGAAAAGATTTTACACCAACTATAGGTTCATCAACAAGATATGATGTTTACTTTAGAAACGCATTATATAATCCACATTCAGGCCATAATTCAAATGCAGGTGGTATTTTAACATCTTCAGGTTTTAAAATTGATGGTGATACAAGTACAATATTCTTTTTAGATGATGATGGCGCAGGTAATGTTAGACGATATAGTTTATCTGGTGCTACTAGAGTGTATGCAAATAACACACAAGGTACTATTAATTATGCGACAGGTCAAGTAACAATTAATTCTTTAAATGTATCTGTTGTTGAAAATATTAGAGGCGCAGCTTCAACTGTAATTGAGTTAACGGTTGTACCAACATCAAATGATGTAGTGCCAGTAAGAGACCAAATTTTAAATATAGATACAGCCAATTCAACAATAACGGTTGAAGCAGACACTTTCGTTGGAGGTTCTGCTGACGCAGGTGTAGGTTATACGACATCAAGTAGTTATTAGGGGATAATATCAGATGGCAAAATTTACTGATAAAATATCCAATCTCATAAACAGTCAGGTACCAGATTTTGTACTTTCTGACCACCCCAAATTTGTCGAGTTTTTAAAATCATATTACACTTTTATGGAATCGGCAGAGATTTCTGTAACAAGTGTTGAAACAACTGATGGTATTAGACTTGAATCAGAATTAACTACAAATGAAAGTGTATTACTATTAGACGCTTCTCGTTTAGATACAGATAGAACACAATTAGACGCTGGTGATAAATTACTTACCGAAGATACAACTTATGGAAAATTTACTAGAGGTGAAACTATTACAGGTCAAACCTCAAAAGCAACATCCGTTATTCTAAAGGAAGATTTAGAAAATGGCAAGCTTTATATTTCAGCACAAGATAAATTTATTGACGGCGAAACTTTAGTTGGTGCAACATCAAACGCAAGTGCTGTATTAAATGATTATCGTCCTAATCCTGTAAACACAATACAAGACTTATTAAAGTTTAGGGATCCTGATAAAGTTATTTCAAACTTTTTAACAAAATTTAGAAACGAATTTTTAAATACTATTCCTGAAAATTTAGATGGTACAATTGACAAAAGAAAGTTAATTAAAAATATTAAATCTGTTTATAGAGCAAAAGGTACGGCTCGTGGCCATGCTTTATTTTTCAGAATGTTAT